CAGCGATTAAAAGATCTGCTTGTTGCCATAGCCAACCAAGCGTGGCACCGGGATTACACCATTGCTCCGCCTGAGCCGCCGGTAGGCACTCGGTATTTCCATGACGGAAGAGTAACTTGGGTGCGGTACGATAAAGGGTGGGTGTGCAACAATATCGGGTGCCGGAATTGCCCGGTCACCTGGGAGGAAGCCTGGGAGCATGGAATTAACCGCACCGATGTGCGGGGCCTGCCCGATGACTAATTATGTATGTGGCAGCTGTGGGAGTACCGAGCAGTTCTCCTGCAACTGCTGGGAGAAAGAAGGCGAAGGGGCCAGGTGCAGCCCGCGCCGCATAGCCGGTCAGATCTACCTAGAAGAGCTGCGAGACTCTACCCGGTAACTTCTTCGTTCAGCTCGCCCAGACGCTGCCAGCCAGACTCTCGGAGTCCTCGGCTGGCCAGCTCTGTTTCTATGTCCGGGTGCATGGCCAGGGTCTTGCCCGAAGCTCGCCAGCACCGCGGGCACTGCGGAGCCAGCCGACCGGCGTCTACGAGCGCAGTGCAGGCGCCTACGGCCACGGACACCTGTGCCCCGCAGTCCTCGCACTCCCGCAGGTTGCTAGGCGCGCTGATAGGCGTTCCCAGCCTCGGACACACGATCCGGCCCTCCCGTAGCTCCTGCCGGTGTCGGCCGCCCACAACCCCCCTCAGCTCCTGTAGCAGCATCCCCTGAGCGTACCCAGGCACAACGAAAACCGGCCCGACACCCGAAGGCGTCAGGCCGGTTGAAGGGGCATGAGGGATACCCGACAGACAGGCGATATCAGACTACAGCAGCGGCGAAGCCCAGCATGCCGGGCACGGCCGCCCAGGCGGAGCTGCCAGGCTGGCGGGCCATGTGGTGCGGCCGCACAGCGCGACGTAGTACCCCGTGATCCGGCCGAGTTGCATCCCTGCTTCGTTGATCATGTGCTCACGGGCCTGCACATCAGTGAGCCGCGTTAACAGGCCCATCATCCGATCTCAACACCGGGCGGCCTGTGCAATCTCATCTGTACTTGCATCATGCACACAGTATGCCACGTTACTTACCGTGGTTAGTACTTCACACCTAGTCGCTTACCTAGCTCAATCCAGTTAGTTGCAATGCCCTGCTGAGCTTGCGGAAGGGTGAGCCGACCGGCGCATATCGCAGCGTGCGCGGCACCTTCGACCTTATCTTTCTCATTGAATGATGCATGCGGTTCTGGCCACAAATTCAGCTCTGCCGAAGGCGAGCCGCCAAGTTCGAGAGAAATAAGGTGGTCTTCTTCAGATGTGGTAGGGGTAGGTGTGTGAGAGCCCGAGCTGTCCACGTAATCGTATTTGTTGGCCAGCTGGTCTCTCTTCAATTTACTGGTGTAGCTGGCTGGTGGCCGCCAATTGATTGTATGCGCTGTAGGGCACAGCTGGCCGAGGGTGACCGTGGGATTAATAGCGCCCGGTGTGCACCGAGGATCGGGCAGCCACGCTTGCGGGTCAGCTTCGTTGATGTGCCGCGCGTGGCAGGGCTTGCCCGAATCCGGGCTAGCTAGAGCTTGGCCGGTAGGTGCGCATGCGGTCAGTACCAGTACCAGGGGAAGGAGAGCTTTACCGAGCACGAGAAATCCTCTGCTGAGAGTCCCACCGCTGGACATAGTCTGTTAGCTCCTTCAGCCCCCGGCTTGTGAGTTTCACATACCGCCTAGGCGGGCCGAGAGATCCACGCTGCCGGGCTTGATCTATGGTCTCTTCTCGGTATTTCACCCAGCCTCGCTTGCGCCACTCTTCGAGCATGGGGTATATGGTGCCTCTGGCGATGTTGCCAGCCTCTTGGCAGATCTGCACCCCATAATGCTCGGCATCTGGATTGCTTAGCAGCACTCTAGCGACGCTTGCACTAGTGTAAGTCAGTAGTGGTTTGGTCATGCTCGGATCCTACCATGCTAGGCAAGCCCCGATCACCGGCCGCCCGGAAGCAAGCTCGTTGTGCCCGGCTCTCCGAGTGGGGCAGAGGCGACTGAGAAGAGCACGGCCAGCACCGCGGCTCCGGCGGCCGTGCCCAGGGCTTGCTGCCAGTCCACATGCAGGATGTTGAGGCCCGTTGTTCCACCACCTAGCAAGAGCACGAGCGCAGCGGCAAAGCTCTTCAGCGCCCGATCAGCAGTACCGATCAGCCAAGACCGCGTGAAGACGTTGCCGCCGGACGCAGGCGGAGACACTGGTACCGGGTCTGGCATGGCAAAGCTCGCATCCTCATGACTGCCTGACATCAGGGCCTCCTTGACTTCTTCGTTGACTGGTGTAACGTCTGGTTGGTAGGATCCGATATACCGGGTACAGAGGCCCCGCCAGAACCACCTAAGATCGAAGGACCATCGTGACGGCTACATCTCGTGCTATCAAATGGATAAAAAGTTGTACTGGGCATGCTTGGTTTGCTTATGTGCAGGATTGCAAGATAGTTGAGTTAACCATTGGCGTATATGTAGTCGAACGAATCACCGAGGAGATACCTACCGATACTATTGGTATTTATGCAACACTGGTCGAAGCCTTGGCCGCTACCGATACCTAGACTAAACACCTACCAGAATTGAGCCCAGAGATGGCCCGAGTAACTTACGTCAAATCCGCCCGAGTGCGGTATAACTCTGACGGCACAGCTAAGCCGTTGCTGAGCTGCGACGCATGTCAGAATCCGATCGAGGTCGGCAGCTCCTACAAGCACATGTCCATCAAAACCGGCGCGTACAGCTCACGCAAGCTGGTTCGCTGCGACTCCTGCCCAACGTGGCAGGTATGGGAGTACTCGAACAGCACCAGCGCACGCACCGCTCAGATTGCGCATGAAGCGCGGACGGCCATGGAAGCGGCCGATACGGTGGATGAGGTCACGGACGCCTTGCAGACGGCTGCAGATGCCGCGCGTGAGCTGGCCGAAGAGAAGCGGGAAGGCGCTCAGAACATCGAAGAAGGCTTCGGTCACTCAACCAGCCAGTCAGATGAATTGACCGAGTTAGCAGAGGAACTAGACAGCTGGGCCGAGGCTCTAGAGCAGGTCGACGTGCCCGATTTCCCAGACCCTGACGACGTTAATTGTCCCGCGTGCGAGGGCAAAGGCACAGGTGGCGAAGATATGGATACGTGCTCAGAGTGCCTGGGCACCGGCCATCCTACCGAGCCCACAGAAGAGCAGCTAGACGAGTGGCGCGACGAAGTCGCCAACATCTCGGAACTGGACGACAGCCCCGTGTAACGTTCGATCGGCAGGATCCGATACACCAGTCATCGGGGAGTCATCCGGACTCCCTACCAACGGGTCGTTAGCTCAATTGGTAGAGCATTCGCCTTTTAAGCGAAGGGTTCTGGGTTCGAGTCCCAGGCGGCCTACGTAATAACAACGATCTCAGGAGGGGCCGTAATGGCACATATCCGATTTAACCGATGCAGTGAGATGCAGTTTCGCACAAACGTGCCGTGCTTGGTTAACGGTATTGCGGTGCTCGAAGTAATCGGCTATCAGCCGGGCGGCTCAGGAGTGTACGCAAGTGCGTTCGCTCTTACTCAACCTCAGCCGGGCACTTGGGCTACTCATCACCTAATCTGTGTGGATGATAACCCCGTGGGCGAAATCAACTGGAGCTTGAGCACAGGCCACTACGATTTCTTCAGCCGCGAATCTGCTTTCTCAGATCTCGTATCCCGCTCACGTTATGAGCGGGCAGAGATGACGAAAGTAGAGATTGAGGCATCAGCGCAGGCGGTGCAACAAGCATTGCGCGCTCGCCTCGCACATCGGCGTACACAGTCAGTTACCCAGTGACTGACCAAATCTGCGGCGCATGCGGATTGCCCGGCGCGGAATGGTTTCACGTCCGGCTAGCAACCCCAGTTCACAGCCTCGACACCTGCCAACGGAATCTCAAAGGAGAAGACGTCCGCGATCACTGCATGATCCTACTCAGTACCCAAGAGGACTAACCAGACGTCGAGAGGGGGTGAAATTTTATGGCGTTATGCATCAACAGCAAGCACGGTAAATGTGACAACGAAGCCACCCACCAAGTAAATGGCGTTTCCGTGTGTGACTCGTGCACTGTCCAGTCATACCCTGCCGAGAGGGACGGCAGAACGATTGTAGTTGTTCGCAGGTAGGAATCCTGGGGGCTGAGCCGACGCAGAAGCCCAGCCCCCAGGATCCTGCCCCCTGCCTACGGCCCCGCAGGAGCCGGGGGCGCTGGGATAACACTGGGGTCATCAGCGGTCACGGCCGCGTGGACACGATCGATCTCAGCCCGGATACTGTCAATGGACGCCTGAACATCAGCATCTGAGACGGTACCGGTCGGCGATGCGTCGGCCTTGGCCTTGAGGTCATCAAGAGCCGCAACAATAACGCCATCCTCGGCCTTGAGGTCATCAATAGCCGCGCGCTGGTCGTCAGCAAGAGCCATCTGTGTCTCCTGTCTACGTAGAATCAACTGAACCACTCGGAGGATTTCCGAGATCTTAGAGGGAAGGCTGGCCAGTTCGGTAAGAGTGCTGCCGAGAGAAATCGACCTCTGCTCTTCTACCATCACAGCCCCCAAACTGAAAGCCATTTAGCTAGCTCGTCGGCCATCTCGCCGCTAAGCCCGCTATGTGCATAGCGGATAAAAGCATGCGCCATGACGGCGAGCTGCAAGTTGGCTGAATTCTGAGCCGCTGTAATTGCGCCGATGGGGCTCGGAACGGGCACCGGAATAGGGTTAACCGGCAGATCACGTCCGGTCAGGGTTTTGTAGTTCTTGGCCAACGCCGTTTGGTCAACACCCGTAAGGAAAGATCGGTTCGTCAAGTGCTCAGGCCAGATAACAACCCAAGCCTCCTGTACCTGATTCAGCCAGAATTTATCTGTGATCCCGATGGGGAAACCCCAAGTGAGCCCTCCGAGGTCCGGACGGCCCGCGGTTGTGTCTCCGGTGTACTGGCCCACCAAGAAAGCATGGCCGCCCCACTCCCCTGAGGGTGAGTAATCCCAAGGACCGCCGGTATTAGTTTGTGATTGCTGGACCTTCTGGAGGTCGGCGCCCGTAGATAGAGAGCCGAAGATAGCGATAGCCGCGCGAACCTCATCGAGGTTGGCTACATTGACCTGAGCATAGGCAACACACTTGGTGAGATTGCCGCGGGCATCGGCCGGACCAACACCACCTGTGTGTACCTCGCTCAGCATGTCGGCCATGACAACGCCGTTGTCATCTGCGGGGAATCCCGGATTGCCGGACCGTTTGTACAGATCGAGTGCGTCTGCCGTTGAGCTGAGGGAGTTGACCCCAGCTAGGTATTTGGCTATGAGCATCCGGTCATGGATGATGTCGGCTGGCCCACAGTCTGAGTACTGGCGGTTGCCGAGGTCACCCCAACTTCCCGCAGGAACCTGGCTGAAGTGGTCAACCGTAGCCGGATGCGCTGGAGTAACGCCGGTCAGCAGGTCCGCTAGGCGCAGCGTCGGGCGGCTGGGATCGTGCGGCCGTCGCCCGAGACGCCTGCCGGGAACAATCATGGTCTCGACATGCCGCGTAGGTGATGCGGTCACTCGGCCTCCTTAAGATGTTGACAGATGGTAGGAAGTTATATAGTGTGAACGACATGAAAGCCCAGAAGCCAAGCGATAGGGTTACCGATCCTGCGCCTTGCGAAGGTTGCGGAACCGAGGTGAGCATCACTCGATTTTCAGGTGGCCAAGTTGCCGTGGAAAACCGGGGCACCTATGCCGATGGCGAGCCTATTTACATAACCCATCGGCACTGACAGGGAAAGGACCGAGGGAAAATGAAACGAATTTGTGGCACAAGCGGCGTCAGTGATGACGGTAGTCCCAGCACACGTTGCACACAGCCTGTGCAAAATGACGCAGGCACTTGCAACGACTGTGCCGAGGAGGCCGAGATTCTGGCTTCCCTAGAGCCATCTAGCTAAATGCGTAATGTAATCGGCACTGTTTACCTGCTGTGTTTCAGCCGGGCGTACAAACATGCCAAGCATTACACAGGATGGGCAAAGAATCTCGAAGCTCGGCTTGCTGAACATGCGAGCGGCCGAGGCGCAAGGCTGTTAGAGGTTGTCAAAGAAGCTGGGATTACGTGGCAGCTCGCCCGAACATGGACGGGTGACCGGTATCTAGAACGTCGGCTTAAACAAAAAGGCGCCGCATCGCGGTGCCCTATCTGCCAGGCACGAAAGGTGGTGAGCACGTTGATAACGAAAGACTGGAGGCACCGGGCGGCATGCCGCGACGCGGATCCTGAGCTGTTTTTCCCGCTAGGCGACGCGTTCACCAAGGCTGAGCTGGGCCAGCTCGCAGAGGCCAAGGCCGTCTGTCGGGGCTGCCCGGTGAAGGCCGAGTGCCTGGCTTGGGCCTGCAACACAGGCCTCACGCACGCGGTTGCCGGTGGCACGACCGAGGACGAGCGTCGGACACTACGGAGACTGGCATCGTGATAAATAAGAAAATCCGGCTGAGCCTGCAAACAATTAAAGTATTGCGGGCTCTGCTGGATAATAACGGCGCCGCACGCTATGGATTTGAGTTAGCCAAGTTAGTCGGCATGCGCACGGGTGTGCTTTACCCTACGCTGCGCCGGCTAGAAGAGGAAGGATGGGTGATTAGTGAGCTTGAACCTATTGACCCTGCTGTAGCCGGACGTCCCGCCAGAGTGTATTACACACTTACCTCTGAAGGAGATCAGAAGGCACGTTGTGTCTTGACAGAATTGAGCGACGCATTACGACCACCACCGCCGAATGTAACCAAAGGAGATAGCTGTGCCGACGACGGGACATGAGTACTACACCGTAGGGAGTTGATCGGAAATGCC